AAACGCTGGAGCAATCGCGGCGTCACAAAAAACGACCCGGTGAGAAGGTAGCGAAGCCGCGTAAGAACTTTGTTCCAGCAGCGGCCGAGCAGTATTCAGGAACATTTCATGAAACGATGGCAAACGCGCTAGCAAATGCCATTAAGCCGGGGATTGTATGAAGCTGGATCCAATCATTAGCGCATTGCGGGAGCGTTGCCCTTCCTTTCACCAGCGGGTTGGCGGCGCAGCGCAGTGGGCAGGCCTTGAGCGCGCTGAGAATGCGCCCGTGCCTTTTGCCTACGTTGCTCCGCTTCGTGAGGATGCTGGAGCGCAGGAGTCCAATAACGGGTATTACCAGGTGATTACGAATACCTTCGGGGTGATCGTAGTCGTGCCGAACTGTGCAGACGAACGTGGGCAGGATGCCGGTCGGTGGCTTGAAGTACTGCGTCCAGAGATCTTTCGAGCGATTCTTTCGTGGCACATGAAGCCCAAGGATGAGTTCAGTGAGATCGTCTACGAAGGCGGAGTTCTCATCTACATCGACGCGGCACGTGCTGCCTATCAGTTTGAGTTTTCTTTTGAGACCTACATCGATACTTCTGACACTTACCAGAAGGTCGAGCTCGATGCCCTGTCGCCGTTCGATGGCATGGATGTCGATGTGGACTGCATTGATCCGTCGATGCAGAAAGATCAGCCGGATGGCCGGCTCGAAGGACATATCAAGGTGGATCTATGAGTATTTCTTTCAATACCATTCCGAGCGGCATTCGAGTGCCGCTTTTTTATGCTGAGATGGATAATTCTGCGGCTTACACGCCGACTAATACTTCTCAGAGTTTATTGATTGGTCAGAAGCTTGAGTCGGGAACGGCCGAAGAGGGCGTGCCGGTGACAGTTTCGACTGTAGCGATGGCGAAGAAACTCTTCGGTCGCGGTTCGATGCTCGCACGTATGGTAGATGCCTATCGTACCGTCGACAGCTTCGGTCAGCTCGTGTGTATCCCATTAGCCGATGGTCAGTCTGCAGGTGCGGCAGCAGGCAAGGTCGAGATTACAGGAACCGCCCTCGAGGCCGGTACGCTCTCCTTCTACATTGGAGGCGAACGCCTGCTGGTGGCCGTGAAAGAAGGTGATACGGGTGCTCAAATCGCGATTGCACTATCAGACTCAATCTCTCTTTCAAAGGATCTGCCGGTTACGGCAGGTGCCGCTGACGGAATCTGCACGATTGCAGCACGAACGAAGGGTACGATCGGAAATGGCATTCAGCTTGCACTCAACCTTCGTGGTCTCATCAATGGCGAGGCGACACCTTCCGGTATCAGCGTGACAACCACGCCGATGTCTGGCGGAACGGTTGATCCTGAGATTGATCAGGCAATCGAAGCTATGGGCGACGAACAGTACGATTTCATCGGTTGTCCCTACTCGGACGCCGTCGTGCTCGATGCGTTCAAGACAGAGATGAACGACACATCGGGCCGTTGGTCTCCTTTCCGCCAAATCTACGGCCACGTGTATACCGCGAAGCGCGGTACGCTCGAAGAGCTCAAGACCTTCGGCGCGGCTCGCAACGACCAGCATATGACGATCGTCGGCGTCGAGCCTTCGATGCCGACTGCGGTTGAAGAGGTGCTCGCGGCCTACGTCGCGCGCACAGCTGTCTTCATCTCTGCCGATCCGGCCCGTCCGACGCAGACTGGAGCTCTTACCGGCGTCATGGCCTCGCCGACGCAGAATCGGTTCATTCTCACGGAGCGCCAGACACTGTTGGAGAACGGCATTGCCACGCTCACGACTGTGAGCGGCACGGTGCAGATCGAAAGGGCGATCACGACGTATCAGAGGAACTCTATGGGTGACGCCGATGCGTCCTACCTCGACTCCGAGACGCTGCATACATCTGCCTACGTGCTGCGCCGACTCAAATCAATCATCACGTCGAAGTACGCGCGCCATAAGCTCGCGAGCGACGGAACTCGCTACGGCGCTGGTCAGGCAATAGTTACACCGTCTGTGATCCGCGGCGAACTCGTAGCTGAATATGCACGTCTAGAGACCGCAGGCATTTGTGAGAACAGGGACCTTTTCAAGAAGTACCTCATCGTCGAACGCAATGCGGACAATCCAAATCGTCTCGATGTGCTGTTCCCGCCCGACTATGTAAATCAGCTGCGTGTTTTCGCACTTCTCAACCAGTTCCGTCTTCAGTACGCGGAGGAATAACAAATGGGTAAGCGACTAGCAGGTACCTGCTATTTCAAAGTGGACGGTCAGCAGCTCGAACTGCAGGGGAACCTAGAGTTCCCAATGGCAAAAGTCACTCGTGAGACGATGGCTTCGACGGGTGGTCCAGTTGGCTTCAAGGAGACGATCGCTACGCCCTATATCGCAGGCGACTTCATTGTGACTTCTGACTTTCCTACTGAAACGCTCATGGAAAGTGAATCCATGACGATCACTGCTGAATGCGCAAACGGCATGGTTTACACGCTTAGTGATGCGTGGCTTGTAGGTGACGCAGCCTTTAAGCCTGTAGACGGAACGATCAGCCTTCGGTTTGAAGGACTGGATGGAGATTTGGCATGAAGTACGAATTGAAGCATCCGATAGAACACGCTGGCGAGAAGATTAGCGAGCTCGATCTGAAGGAGCCAACTACAAAGATGTGCAAACAGCTTGGTATGCCATACACAGTAGATCTTGACGGCATGCCTCATCTCAACACTGCTGTGTGCGCAGCTTACATCTCAAAACTCGCAGGGCTGCCGCCTTCGGTAATTGAAACACTCGCACTCAAAGACTTCAATGTGCTGTGTTGGATGGTGATGGGTTTTTTCGGGGAAGGGGCCGAGTAGAAGACATCCTGGCGCGATGCTTTGATCTCGCGTATGTGTGGAGGCTCGCTCCTTCGAAGACTATGCAGATGTCCTTTTCGGAACAAGATCTTTACGTGGCTCAATGGAATCGCATCGCAATGGAGAGAACAGATGGCGGGTAAAGACTTTAGATTGACTGCCGTTCTTGCGATCAGAGACGTTGCATCGCCAGTGGTCAAAGCGTTCTCCGCCCGATGGGTTGGACTTGCCAAGGTCGTTCAGTCGACGAAATTCACGGGTCTCCAGAAGCAGTTAAGACTCTTCAATCGGTCTGTGATGGACGTTGCCGAGAACGCAAAAAACCTCGGCAGTATTGTTGGCGGTCCTCTTGCCGCGGCAGCTGGATCTGTCGGCTTCAGTATGCAACAGGCGGTATCGAGTTTCACAGCAACTGGCGATGGGCTCGACAAGATGAGTCAGCGCGTCGGAGTGGGTGTCGAACGCCTGCAAGAGTGGGGCTACGCGGCTGTGCAGGCTGGCGCTTCTCAGGAAACGCTTGAAGATGCGCTCAAGGATTTCGGCAAGCACATGACTGAAATCGCAACGGGGATGGACACGACATCGAAAGCGGCAACGCTTTTCGACGCTCTTGGCATCAAGATGAAAGATGCTGCCGGAAACATGCGCTCGGTTGAAGACGTTTTCCGTGACTTTGCTGACGCAATACAGAGAAACGAGGATCCGACGTTGCGAGCCTCGATGGCAATGGCCGTCTTCGGTGAGGGCGGTCGCAAGCTCTTACCAATGCTGACTGCTGGAGCTGCAGGGCTTGACGATATGAGTGCCGAAGCTCATCGACTTGGTATCGTAATGAGTCGGGATGCAGTGAAATCAGCTTCTGATCTGTCAAAGTAAGCAACCTTTTGAGCTTTCCAATCCTCCATGGAAAGCCATTCTTCTTGTGATACAAAACCTAGTGGTGGAAGAACCGCATGTAAGCCATCGTTTAGCGCCGTGTCCTGTCCATCAAGAGGAAACATTTTGAAATCTGGACATACCTTTAGCAAGACAGAATTCTTTTCACACAGCAATTTTCTTAGCGGCATGATCATTATACGATCAAACATCTCGCGCGCCGATATTTTGTACTTTGTCATATTGCTCACGCAGAACCTTATAATGTCGAACTCCGTTTTAATTTCATCTATCATCCCTTGCCTTGATAGTTCAAATTCATCAATAAAATTCAGCTCAATCTGAACATCTCTATCTGTCATATTGTCCTCCCATAACATCAAAAGGGAACTTTTTTCACCAACATCATATTATATTTGCATATTTGCATCTCAGCCACAGCATCTATACTGTGTTGCCTGCCGCTCACCGCATAGAGGTGTGCAAAGTTTCGAGCGGCAAAACCGTGAGAAAATTTCCCACGGTTCAAATATAACCCTTTAAAAACTAGTTTTCAAGGGCACAGGTGAAATACGCATCAACCCGTATGCTGTATCAAGGTTGCGTTCAGACCGCATAACCCTTGCTCTTAGTGGTCTCCACGGCCTGAGACACATCCTTCTGGCAGATATCGTGATTGGGGGCTTCCATCATCACATACCTGACCGGCTCAGTACCAGACTCACGGACATTTCCCAGATCTTGTGGGTAAATCTTCAGAGACTATGTATGATTTGAGGTCAGTATAGCCCCTTTGGAACTCAGATAACAAGTCAAGTCATCTTCTTGATCAGTTCTTTACAATCATCCAATGCATCAATAATCTTTGGATATGCCTCAGAAGCGAAATCCAAATACTTCTGATCAACGATCTCACCATGTACGCCTCTATTAGCTATCCTCACCACCTGAATTAACAAATCTGTACATTTCGGATCAAGAACTCCCTGCCGGCTCAAGTAGTAGGCCGACTGAACAAGCGAAATATGATTTTTACCGTTATATCCAATCAAATCCATAGCATCGTTTAATTTTGCTTCAATTCCATACCGCATTTTAAACAATTCGAGATTTTGCGTTGGGATGTTTACTTTATCCTGCTGTTCTGCCTGCTTATTCTTATTTTGCTCATTATATAAATGGAGTTCTTCAGTCAACTTGTCAATTTTCCCTTCAGAAGGCAAAGAACCACCGTTAATTGTGAACTGCGGTGCTACACTGTTCGAGACTTGGATTTGCGATATAAGTTGCTGGAGATTGCTGATACTCGCTTTTACTTCCTCATTGCTTTTTTCTACAGCTTTCGCAACCTCTTTTTTGATCTTTACGCCAAAAAACTCCAGTTCTGAAAAAAGTGGGAAGAATAAAAGAATAACCCAAATGATAAACACGGTACTAATCAGACTTGCGTCGTCCAGTTTTTCAATTGCAAATCTATTGATTGCCAAGTAACCCGTGCTTACAGTTACGAGAATCGTGTACCAAACTTTTTCTTTTGGGATAGAGAACCGCTTTTTCCACCACTTTTTTCCCTCAGTCTTTTGTTCTTCCATTCTAAATTTCCTCCAGCTCAACCACATCCAAGCCACCAGCACACCGATCCATCCGCCCATCGTATTACCGAACACATCATCGAACTCTGCAATGCCAAGTCCCGTAATAAACTGGGTTGTTTCGATTGCCACAGACATCACGAAAGGAATTAGCAACACCCACTTCTTCTGAAACCACCTATACAGCCCCGTTCCAAGTGGAATGAACAGCCAGATGTTATTGATGACCCCTACTCTCACAGATTGCTCTTTCAAGAACTTCCCAGCATAGGAAAATAGAACAAAGTTCGTTCTTACATCCCCTGACTCACGAAACATCAGTGTTTCATAAAGGATGAAAGCCACATAAACAATCGTCAGTACTACGCTTAAACTCTTCGGAAAAACAATCATCAGCAAACAGACAATGCTGCCAAAAACAACTACCATGCATGGGAAGCCATTCAGAAGGTTGTCCACACACAGCATAGTGTTGCCGTTTCTGTCAAGCAGAAGGTTCACCTTGCCACTGCGTTTGATACCGTACTGCCCTTTAGACAATGCCTTTGAATTGCCATTCGTATCAAAATACATATCCGTATCTGCTGTGCCATCTCTATGATAGGTACGTTTGAGGATAGTATAGCCTGCATTGGTAGGGGTGGGTTTGCCATCTGCACCAAGATAGGTAATCTGACCGATGTATCCTTGCTCGTTGCGTTGGTATAACTCGCCATACTGACCAAGCAAAGACCTCGCTGGGTTCCCTTCTGTGTCAAAATACTGCTCACCGACAATGGTACCATCCATATCACGCTGATATGTCTTAATCGCATATCCAGATGAAGTGCTCACCGCATGACCATCTTTATCGAAAAAGGTCAAACTAATGTTTTGACCATCAGAGTTATATCCACGATGAAGCCCATAGTATCCACCGGAGCACTGTACCTGCTGTCCGTTCAAATCGTAGTAGAAATCATCGGAAGCCCTGCCATCATCCTGCGTTCTGACAATAGTAGAGTATCCGTCACTGCGTATTATTGGATTACCCTCTGCGTCAAGATATGTGATGACCGTACTCGTTTCATCATATTCATATGACAACCCGTAATAATCGCCATACCTTGCCACAGGGTTTCCGCTTGCATCAAGATACTGTTCCTCTACAACTCGGTCGCTATTGTCCCGCATTCTACACACGATCGCATAGCCCATATCAATAGCTTCTGTGATTACCCCATCAGGATTCACATAGCTTATGCTGGTCACGCTTCCATCTACGGTTTCTCGGATACTCAGCTCTGAGGAAGTGTATCCTGCATCGTGATCAACATCCGCATCAGGCAACAACGCCAAGATAGACAGAAGAACCACAGATGCAGTCAGCAGGATTCCGCATCCTCGTTTCAGGTTTACACTCAAACTCCGTAGCCTCTGCTCTTGATGACCTCCACGACCTGAGACACATAATTCTGGCAGGTATCGTGATCAGGGGCTTCCACCATTACACGCACGACAGGTTCGGTGCCAGATTCACGGACAAGGATACGGCCAGTGTCACCCAGTGCCTCGGCTACGGCCTTGACTGCTGCCTGCACTGCTTCGTCATCCTGTGCGGCCTTCTTGTCGGTCACACGAACATTTTCCAGAACCTGCGGGTAGATCTTCAGGGGCTCCGCCAGC